TGAGCGCCAGGAGTTGAACTTGTTACTGTATCGGTTTCCGCTCCTATGACGAATCGTTGTCCTAACTGGAATATTGTCCCTGGAACGGTTCCAGTTGCATCACCAGAACCATCAGTAATACCGACTGCAGAACCACCAGTGAGAGCAATAGCATATTGGCTTACATTATATCTTAAACGAGATAGCAGAGGATCTGATTGAGAGAAATATCTCGTTCCTACACGTTTTCTTACTCTACCTCTAAACACATATGCATTAGTTAATGATGAAAATGCATTATCTGGTATTATCCATGGTCTTAAATTAAGAGTGAGACCAGATTTTTGATCATATGGAGCAATAAGAAATCGTTGGGTAGGCATATCAATTCCCTATCGCAAACCAATAGAAACTTTTATTAGCTGTTGAAGAATAGATTGTAGCAGAAGATAAAGTCCAACTAAACACACTGAATTGAACACCCAAATCTAAACTGCTCGTAAAAATTGCTAATCTATGGTGAGGAAATGGAACCGTAAATGTAACAGTTGCTGTTGTACCTACGGTTGTAGCTAATCCCCACTTCAAGATTATTCCAGAAGGTAATGTAGCAGTATCATTCCCAGTATTAACAGTTGCACCAGTAAAATTAATAGGAGTACCACCCGTTTGTGGTTGCAGAAACATTTGAGGAATACCTGAAACGAGTTGCGTATATAAGGACATTTCAGCGGGTAATGTAGGCGTAGGACTGGCATTTACTGGCATCGTAACCAATTTATGCTTACCTTGTCCAGTGACGCCATATTCTACATGGTTAACATTCCATGCAGTGTTTATAGTTCCAAAGTTACTTTGAATAGGTACCAATGTTTGGTTTAAATTCTGTCCACTGTTAGGCGTTACAATTAATGCCATGAAATTCCTTTAATTAGTATGGATAGCCGCCAACGCCATATCCGCCAATAAGTCCATAGTTCTTACCTTGGGTGTAAATAGTGGTCGTTCTTTCATTAGCTTGTTGTGTGAGTGTTGACCTTAAGCAGAGGCGCTCTTGGCGCTTAAGTTCTGGCATAATTAGATTTACTGAATCTATATCCATACGATCTTGAAATATGAGTCGTGCTGCAAGATATGTAATGTATTGCCACCATTGATCAAGATCTGGTGATTGATTGGTCGCAAGAAGTTCTGTTGGTTGAACATCAACTTCAATCTCAACTGAATATGCCTTATCTGGAACTGGTCTAATGGTGAATGTATCTGCATAATACAACATTGCTACTGGTTTGCCTGGTTGATAACCAATATTCTCTGTCCATATCGTTGCGGAAACTTGTGTAGCATAGGGGAATATGGCAGTAAAGGCACCAGTCACATAGTTTATAGTTCCATATGGAGAAGGTAATGTAACCTGAGGATCATTAGGCAATGAAAGATAACCTACTTGAGGAGTTCCAGGAATAGGATAATCGATCAAGATCATGGCATTATTATTATTATCTAAACAACTAATTATTACAGAGTTCTGCAACATAGGATGAGCAGTGATAATACCGGAAAAAGGTCCTGTTGTGCCATCACCCCTCAATTGACTATCAGATATCCAGTTTGTTTGAGGATAATAACCATAAAATACATCACGTTGCTGAGTATAAAATGATTGAATACCAGCTATAAACAAAGGTGGATGAATAGCGATATATTTATTCTTAAAGTTATATAATGGATCCATAGGATCAGTAGTATTAGTAGAATAAGTATCGACATTAGGTTGAGTATAGAATGTCAGTATCTGTCTTAAGTTAAATAGACGCAATTCAGAAGGAAAATCGAACAATACAGCAGTATTAATATACTGATTGAGATCAGCATCAGAAAGATTCTGAATGCTTGGTGAACGCGTTAATCTACGCACCTTTTGTTGGATCGCATACAAGCTACTATCTGCCATAATTACTCCTGAGTTTTATTTTTATTACTCTAACACGCGAAATTGTTAAACAGGAAGTAGAACATTTTGTTCTGCACTCAGAAGACTCGATGTAATTTCTCCAACTGGAACACATTGAGCAGGAGTGCCATAATGACCTGGATTTGCATTGGGTATCACAAAAGGATCAAAGTTGAGTGTATTTATATTCATAGTAAACGTAGAAGGACTCACTACGGTAATAGCACTCGTAAGATAATTTGCTTGGGTCATACCAAACCCATCTGGAATATACAGTCTAAGAATAACACCAGTGATATACAGATGATTACCTGGATTAACACCATCAAAGGTAGTAGTTATCAGACAAGAAGTATCTTGGGTAATAGAGAGTATATTACGCATTGCAGGTTGATATGCTGGATCGACTATTGATGCAGAATAACTTTGTGTATTTGGTATGACCATAGCTTTTCCTAATAAGTTACTTGAAGAACTTTAGATGGAGTCATTTCTTGTTCCATTTCATAGTCCATATAGTCCATGATTGAGAATCCAAAACGATGTTTCTTACGGGCTACTTTCATTTGAGTATTAGGAGTTCTTAAACGACCATCAGCAACAGCCTGTAAAACGCCTTGCTGGCTCATTACTGGATCAGTTACGCGTTCATATATAGGAACATAGCATTCGTTCTTTAAACGACGAACTAGACCTCTAGGCAATGAATAGCGATGACCATCCCATAGTTCATACGAATTGAGTTGTTCTCCTGGATATTGTGCATATACAAATCTAACAGCACCCATAGTGTCTGAACTAGATGGAGTTTCAAAGTTCTGAAACACTCCAGTAACAAGTTCTGCATCTTTATCTCGCATGCGACGAATAAGAGCTTGGACCTCTTCCTTACTCATCTTCTTTATTTCTTCTTTAGTAGGATTCTCTTTAAATACTACTGGTGCAGAAGGAGCAGTTTCTTGTACTTCTACTCTTTTTTTCTTCACTACTTGTTTTATTTCTGGAGCAGTCGCTAATGGAGTTTCCATATTGAGACCGTCTTGTACTTCTGGTTTATTCATACTGTTCCTTTCAAAAAGGGGTGCCCCGAAAGACACCCCAATAGATTAATTGTTGCTTACACTAAACGATTTACCAGCTACCCAGTAAATTACGTCGCCGGAACTACCAGCTGGAGAACTTAATCCACCAGCAAGAAGAACACCACGATATCCTACGTTAACTTCAGAGTCACCTAAGATATTAACATTCGACATCAATGCTTGAGCAGTGTTTTCACCCACTGGCACAATTTGAGGGAATGTTGATCGTCGATCTGTTGTTAATGGATATGCAAATGCAGTGAATGAACTTACATCGTATGCAACGCGAATAGTGTTTTTAGCACCATCAGCATCAGCATCACCGACGGCAATAATCGTCACTTGAACACCATCAAGCGCAGTCATGCCAAAGGCAGTTGACGTCACTGTTGGTATAACAAAGCGAACCGATTGACCTACCGTGTAACCATGAGTTACCGATAGAGTCACAATTGCTTGGTTTGCTTGAACCGCTGGATTACCGGCAGCTGCAGTACCACTAGTAGCTACGCAAATAGCAGTAATAGTACGATTAACTGGGTAATACAATGGATCAAAAGGAATAACACGGAATTGACCAGCAACACCATCAGCAATTGCAGCCATATAAATCAAGTCGAACGAAGTATTCAATACAACGTTAGCAACAGAGAAATCAATACCAGCAATCTGTAATGCTGAAACTGGGTTTGCCAATCTGACAACACCAGCTGGGTTATTAGCGCCAACAACAGCAGTAACCGGAAGGCCACCAGTGTTACCACCTAATACTTGTGGTCCACCATACGCACCACCATCACCATCAATAGTATTGTACGCAATAGCAGTACCAGGAATGTTTATTGACGAATCAATAAGCGTAAACCCAGAAGCAGCCGCTATCTGACCAACTGTTAATGCATTAGTAGTTTGCGTCTTTTTATATACAACACCTTGACCTTGAGCCATACCTACTTGCCAGTAGAACTGAGTACCCGCAGGGGTAGCAGCACCAGCAGCATAGGACGTGGTTTCATTAAGAACCCACATATAGTCCAAGCTAGAAGAGATTTGTATGATTTGCGCGGCACCAGTAGACGTGAATCTACCTTGGTTAGTGCCTGAGAAAACAACTGACATAGAAGCTCCTTAGGCTAGTGTGCAACGCACGTTAGTGATCCATAAATCATTCAATATGCGATTTGCCTGTGCAAAAACAGTGCCCAAAGTTACATTCTGAAATAAAGGATCTGAGAAGACCGGCGGACGATATAAAAATTGTGCACTGAAATTATCTTGTTCGACGACGCAATAACTTTCCATTCCTAGGAAGAAGAAACTATATACATCATTGCCAAGTAACGATGCGTTCGGGATTACCGGACCTACAGAAGATAGAAGGAAGCGTACGTTATTAACGACACCCCATTCTGATCTCAATGTATTTTGTTGGTTCGGGTAGTTCCATTGTGACACAAAGCCGTTCAGAGCATTCAAATCAGATTGCAACTTTGTATGCCCTAGAGCAACAAAAGCATTTCTAACAGGTGCTGTCCCGAAACGATTTTCGCCTTGTTGGCTATCCAAAATCATCCACGCATCATTAGATGAAAGCGTAGTTGCTACGTTGTCAATATCAGACAAGGTTAGGTTCGTTGGAAGGTCGCCGTTATAACCCAATGTGCAATTATACGCCGAAGCGGAACTCAATAACATTTCTTTTGTGATTTGATCTTCGGTCATTCGAAGAGATAATCCCAAAAGTTCTGCAGTTTCGTTCAATATTGGATCTTGGTTTTGAAGGGTAACCTGTTGGTTGATCGCTACAAATTGACCAAAGAATGACATTGTCGCATCGATATCAGTACGTATCAAGGGAGTCGCCGGAATTGTTTGTCCGGAGGGCCCTAGAGGTACTGGGAACGTAGGCAGTCGATCATATCGAGCCATACGTAATGTACGTCCACCTTTTGCTGGCAGTCTTTTAGGCGTAGCTGCTATGTTCATGATCAAGTTCGGGGTACGAACTGATAAGAGCACATCATCCATTGTCTGTTGACTTGCTATTACTTTCGGGCTGGATAACCCTACTGACCATTTCTGGCGGGACAGGCGCTTCGGCCCATCCTCCTATAGTTTCCTACAGGGTTAGACTATCGCTTGCACTCTCGTGCCCATGAGACTTAGTCGTTCACGCTGCACTTTAGCGAAATCCGTGTTATAATAACTTAGTCGGAGACTAAACTAATAATAACCGAGGACTTGTATGTGGAATGATATTCAATTGTCGTATCTTGCTGGAATAATGGATGGAGAAGGAACTTTTTATATCGGAGTTAACGGAAATAAATTTAATAGCCGAATGTATGTAGTCAATACTGATGAAAGACTTATAGAATGGCTGAAAAATACTTTCGGAGGTCTCGTTTATAAAAGAAATAGCCTTAAGAATCCACAATGGAAAACACGTTACGAATGGATTATTGAGAAATCTCGTATTGATCCAATTTGCAAAGCAGTTATTCCATTTCTTATCATCAAACGCGATCAAGCTGAATTGATGATCAACTTTAGACAAACATTCACAAAAAACAGACGACCGAAGATTACTGATGAAATCAGAATCAACAGACTTGCTTTCTGTGAAAATATGAAAAAACTTAATCATCGTTCTTCTTCCTTGTGCTAAATGCTTGCGCCTTGTCGCCCTCGACTTTACGTTAGGGGTTCCAAGTCAATCACTCTTGGTTTAAAGCCAGCTCATTAAAAGTTAACCGGCGCTGGAAGTGTCGTAGGGTTAGTAATCATAATAGATCCTAAACTTACATATTAAAAAAGTTAATGGGAACGTGAGCCGGACGAAACTCGGATACATCCTAGGTTGGCGAGACCTTATACACCATGAGCCGGACGAAGCTCGGATACATCCATGGATAAGCGACTTCCTATACGCTTAGGAGTAGTATAGGAATATTTTTATAGAAAAGACAAGAAAAACCGGGACCCACGTAAGTCCCGGCAAAAGGAGAGTAGTAATGAACTATAAAGGTCAATAGTCATCTTACCTGAAGTTATCCTATCGCATTGATTTAGCTAAATCAACTTGTCTTCTTAATTGTTCCTTACGTTCTTCTGTTAATACTCGTCGATCATAGTTACTTATATGAGTAAGTGGACTATCTGCTGTCTGAGCACCACTAGAAGAAGAAGTTGCTGACTTAGGTTTATTTCTGTTATCTGCCATCTTTCTATCTTGTGATTCATATTCATTAATGCCAAAACCTGCACTTTTAATGACTTCATAGGCTGCATAGCCTTTATCATATACATCAGGGTTGGCAATAATAGATCTATATAATGCAGGCTTTTGCTGAGATAGTTTACGTAAATTTTCAGGAGATACTATACGATCAAAGTCATTAAATTGAGCCTTAAGTTGACGTTCAGCATTATGCAATTCACTTTGCTGCATAAAATCATTATGTTGCTTCTTCGTCTCTTGTAGTTCTTTTCTGAGCGAATTTACATACTTCTTTAAATGTTTGCCTTCAATATAAGTATCGTCTTGAATATCGATAGCATCATCTTCTGGCTGCATGCGTGGAGCGGTAGTTTGTTGATTCGTGTTTTGGCGCATCATGTTTTCTAGTTCTTGAGTACGACGTTCTGCCATGACAGCGCGTTCTCTAAAGTATCGTATATTCTGTTCTTTATCTGTTTCTTGTTGAGGTTGTTGTTGGGTTTGCGCAACTTCTTGTTGTGGTTCTTCTTGAACATTATATTGATCTTGCGTTAATACTTCTTCATTCATAAATACTTACCTCTGGTTTATTTATTTTTATAACTACATTACCAATCTTTGTATCTTCGCCATTCTCTTTTTTGATCCAGTCTAGTAATTCACCAGACTCCATAAGAGTAACAAACTTAAGAATATCTTGGCATTCTGCATCATCTATATATTTATGCTTATTATTCAAAATATGATAGTACAGAATTTTATCTGGAATAACCCATAGAAACTCTAATGAACCACTCTGATGATGATACTTCCAAACGGATTGTTTATAAATAGGCGAAGGGCATGACTGTCGGGCAAATATAAGATAGCGAGGATGCTTTAACATTGCATCTTTAGCAATGAGCATCACGATATAAAAGTCTTTGTTCTTATAAAGATCAAGTTTTGTGGCTGCATGATGCGCACAAGCATCGATGCGATTGATGATTTCTTTCTCTAAAACGCCACGGTATTCGGATACGTCATCTTCTATGACATGTTTCTTCTGGTTATGTTCATGTATTAATTCGCCAGCTAGTTTCTTTTTATTCATTCATAATCACCTTTGTACAGAAACCCCTAGACGAATCTAGGGGCAAGAAGAGCAGTAGACTCAACCAGAGAAAGGAATAGAGTAGACTACTTTTTTCGTTTGCGCGACTCTGAAAGAGCAATGGCAATAGCTTGTTTAGGATTAGAAACTTGAGGACCAGTCTTAGAACCAGAATGAAGTTTCCCTTCTTTATATTTATCCATCACGAATTTAACTTTATCACGGCTTTTAGTTTTCGCCGGAGTTCCATATTTCGTCGGACTCTTTTTCTTATTATCTTTTTTCTCATCTTTTTTATGTTTTTCATGAGTGCACTTCTCATTCTTCATATTCATGCATTTGCTACATTTTTTCATAATCTACCTTATAGAAGCGTGAATTTGTCTTTTTTTAGCTCGTTTTTTCAATGCAGGAAACTTTTTATAGACAGCTTCTTTAACTCCTGCTGGATTAGGAGCAAAATGCGATCGAGATAGCGCATTCCTTCCATGTTCAATATCATTGATAGGGAATGAATACTTGTCCGCTCCGCCTGATTTCCCTGCGAAATCCTTAGGGGCAACATTCTTATATTTCCCTGCATTAGAAGATCCTTTTTTAGATCTCATTTTTTCTTCGGTGCCGCGAGGTACTTTTATCCCCTTAGCAACCGTAATCTTTTTAAGTTTAGCCATTGTATTCCTTACAATAAAGTGGGAAGAAGTAATAACGTACCTCTTCCCGACTTATTATTGAGCCAATCCTGAATCAACAGACCATACTTTTCTTAATTTAAGGTTTGGACAAGGTTCATTTTTCTGACGCTTATCCTTTGCCGTCTTCAAGATATCATAGGCTATCTTCATACACTTTTTATCTGGGCGAATTCCTCCAGGCATTGGATCTCCTTACCAGCGACGTGGAGCTT